ATCTGTGGAGCTGCCCAGGTCAACCCAGGAGGTGGTTTTGTTTATGCCGCTGCCGGTCGTTACTTCGTGCTGAATGCGGATTCTTGTCCGCAGGTCATACGTCCTCATGTCGTCATTCCCTTTGCTTTGGCGTCAAGTTGGACAGTTTTGCTGATGTAAGTCTGCGGGACCTCCGCACCGTCATCGAGAGAGATCAGATACAGCATAGCCGCGGTTTTCGCGTCTGGATCAACCGGCTCATCTTTTGCCCAATCGTAGCCAGTCGCTGATTTCAGCTCTTCGTCGGTGCTGTCAAGGAGCATTTCAAGATTAGGGCGTTCGTCGGCAGACGAAATTCGCAGGGCGTCAAAGGCTTCGATCTGCGTCAGAATGTGCTTTTTTGTATCAGCCATCGAGATTCCCCCTTAAAAGGATTAGCCTCCGGCGGCAGCCTTTGTCATTTTCACGAACGCCTCCGAAAGAGTAGGCTTTGCATCGGCGAACAGCGTACCGCGAAATACTCTGGAAGTCGTCATGAAACCGGCGGAATCGTTCGCTTCGATCATCGGGTTCTGATTGATGTTCATGAAGTAGTAGTCCGGGTTGAACAGCAGGATTGTATCATCAGGCATGTAATAATCAACCACCAACGGGAAGCCAAGAGGATTCGAGATAAGGCCGGTAATCGGATTCTGCGTGAACAGAGGTTGGTTGACTGTGGTTTTGATCTTATAGATCGCGGCTTCCATCGCGGCATTGACCACCCACACAGCATTCGAGCGGTATAGTCCGAGCATTTTTTTAGCGTCGACCATATTGTCATAGTCGAGCTTGTCGGTAAAGGTTGCGGAGTTCTTCCCGTCCGTCCAAGCAACGCCGGTAAGAATCCCGGTCGGCTGCTTCGTACCAGTCCCGTTAAGAATTGCATTTTCGACTGCGATGGCAAGCTGATCCCCAATTGCACGGACGATATACGTTTCGAGGGCGTCGATTGCCATAAGGATCAACTGTCCCTTTACTTTTGCAAATTTCGACAGTGCATAGGCGGTCAGCGATACGGACGTGAGCGTATCGTCCTTGTCAGTCGCCGGCGCTTCATCGGTCCACTCTGCCGCCGTCTGTGCGTTGGCGACCGGAAGGACGACGTTTCCGGGAAGATATGTCGGTTTCAGAAGCCCGAACAGCGCCGAAGTCTGTTGCATCCTCTGAATGATCATGTTGAAAGTCGTGGTAGGAACCGCCGCGCCGCCGGAATCGGACGCCGTGGTGAGGGCACGTTTTTCAACGTCCGTGAAGTCTTTGCGCCCGGCCAGCATTTTGAAATAGGCACTGCGGTATTCCGGAGCGCTGAACAATGCATGGCGCATCTCGGCTTTTTGCTCCGGCGTATCGGTCGCCATTTTCAGAACATCATCAAACCCGCGCTTATCAGGGTCCGTTGCGGATGTGCCCGTTCCAATGCGGATCGCGGCAAGCGGATTCAGCTTTTGGGCACCAGCTCTGCGAGCTTCTGCGTCTTCAACTTCTTTGCTGCGCTTTCCCTCATCGCCAGAAGCGACAGGCGGCGCGGCAGGCACAGGCTCCTCCGGAATCGAATCCGCCATACCACGGAGTTCAGCAATATCTCCGTTCAGGGATTCCATCTCAGCGTTGATGCTGCGGAGTTCCGCGACGTCCTGCGAAGTTTTGGCCTTTTCGGAAAGCTCCTTTTTGCGGGCTTCCTTTTTTGCAATCATATCGAGAAGTTTTTTCTTATGCATAAAGTTCAACCTTTCGTAAAAATTTCTGCCCGAAGCCTTTCAACTTCGAGGTTATTGTTCTGCCTGCTCTCGCTTTTAGAGCTATCCAGCTTTGCCCGGACGCTATCCAGCATCTTTTTGGCACTGTCCAGTGCCGATTGGCTGCGAGCGCTTATGTCAGTGCCCGGATTCGCGGGCATCGAAACCGCTGAAACTTCCCACACCTTTGCAATGTCTGTGATGGTGCGGGAGGGATAATCGCTGTCAAGGCCCTGCCATTCGTCTTTCCGCACGGAAAAAATATACGACATCCCATTGATGTCCCCGCGCTGAACGGAACTGTACAGGGCCTTTGAATCTGAATTGTTTTCCACATCGAGCACGGCACGAGTTGCAAGGCCCTGATCGTCAATTTTGAGTTGCAATGTAGAATTCTCGTTGTTGTTCCGGCTGCGAGCGAGTGGAAGGCTGTCGAGGTTATGATTCACATCGAACAGCACGTCCGTAAAATCCGTATTATCAAAAGCCCCACGCGCGATCGTTTCCGACCAGCAACCATACATATCGTAGGACTGCCCGAATACCGCGGCATGGCCCTCAACGACATTTCCGGAATCATCGGCTTTCAGGTCCGGCATCGAAAAGGCACGGGCTTCTTTTTCGCCATATTCCGGCTTTTTATGTTTCCCCATCTGGATTACCTCCGTTCTGATTTGGCGTTTTTGCATCTATCCCAGCCCGGGCGAGCTGATAGTCCGTCGCATACTGCGAATCGATGTAGTTCAGAGACATCTTCCGCACGTTCCCGCCGTCATAAGGCTCGAGGCCGAATAGCTGAAGCAGAAAGTTGTCCGTCACGGCACCACGGTTCCCGAGAATTTCCGCAATGTTCTTTTTACTTTCGACCGACATCATTTCTAGATTTGCGTAGTAAAAAACGAGCTCGTTTCCATACGACATTTCGGTCGGCGTGAATATCGTCGAAGTAAAAGCCTGCGTCATCCCTACGACTATTCCTTCAATCGTCTTATCGTAAAACGCCTGCTTCTGATTGTCGGTGTAATCTCCAGAAAGGATCGGCAGGGAGACGCCAAACCACCTTAAAATCTTGTTTTCGATAAAATCGAGCGTGCCTTTGTCGATGGATACCTGCCCCATGTTGATCGGGGTGAAAGTAGTTCCGACATCAAGAGGCAATATACCATCCTTGCTGTCCGCAACTTTTTGCTCAAAGTCCTGAATCTCTTGCTTTTGCAACTCGATATTCATCTTTGAAGCCAGATTGACAATTCCGCGAACCGAGAGCGACGTCGGAATTGCTTTTGCGACGCCTTCCAGAATCGAATTGTCAATTGCGAGCGTCTTCAGGAGCGCCGCGTTATCCGGCTGTCCATTCATTCCACCTCCCATGATGTCGTTGTTGGAAAATTTCTTGCGAAGGTGGATGATGTCCGAATACGGAATTGCTGGGGACCGGTATCCGCTTCGGAAGGAAAACCGGACGTAAAGCGTTCCGAAATCATCTTGCAGGAATTCAGCCAGCGTCGGGTTCAGAGGATAAAACGCTGTATAATTTCTGTGCCGATATCCGCGATTATCTGTTGTGATGTCATAAACCGGGTAGATGAACGCATTGTAATTCTCAAAAAGCACCCAAATGATTTTTTCAAGAAAATCATGCGTCGTCATAAACGGGTTCGGACGAAATTTAAACAGTTTGTTCAAGCTATCATCATCTGTCACAGGGCCAGCCGACGTCCGAACGATGTGCCGCGGCTGGAGTTTCGAACATTCCTGCGCAATGCAGTCGATGCACTGTTGGACAACATCTGAAACGTAGATGTCCCGTCCAAACTGTGAGAAAAGCGGTGTCGAGTTGTTAAGGAAGCTCGCATATCGTGTCTGTACACCGTTTTGCCGAAAGAGCTTATCAAATATCAACTTCCATCACCGCCCCGAATTTTTCCGAAAATTACCGATAGCGCAATCAGGCAGCATCCACAGAGAATGAAGCCTGCCGGAATGTAAATCTGGAATGTACCGTAAACCAGAAATGCCATTCCGGGCAGTAAAAAAATAACGTCCAGCCATTCGGCAAGGCGCTTCCATGTTTTCTTTTTCAAGGCTTCACCCCACATTCGCCAGATAATCAGGCTTATATTCTCCGTAAATAAAATAGCAGTCGATCAAAGCCGCCGTTCCGTCAATACGGTGGATCGGATTTAACTTATCCTTCATCGGCTTAATCTGGCCATACTTGTTGATATCCATTGCGGTATTCGCGAAACAGAATTTATCGATTTCATCGTTGTCATAAATAATCAACTTCGATTTTAAATCCTGCTCCACCATCATCATCGGGCTGGAAAGATACTGATGCGACTGCGGGACCTTTTCCATCAGGTCCGTTCCGAAATACTCGGACATTTCTTTTACCCAAAACTTTGCAAGGGCATTGTCGTACCCAATCTTGTACGGCTGGAGCTTCCATTTTTCATAAAGCTCAATGAACCATTGCGTGAAAAGTGAGAAGTCATTTTCGTTTCCGGGGCAGATTGTAATCTTTCCGAGCCGCGACAATTCTAAATAATCGATTTCATCCTTGCTGTCTTTCAGCTTTGCCTCCGGGATCATGTATTTCCGCAAGATATATTTGCGCGGATCCCCAGCATGCATGATAAGAGCCTTTGCACAGGCGAGGTCCGTCGTTTCGGCAAGGTCTACGCCGCCGATCATGATACATCCGCGCAAGTATTCCATGATGTCTTTGATTTTGCGCTCTGCGGCAACGTCCCTAAACGTGACTGTATTCGTATATTCTTCAGGAGTAAGCCAGGCCGTTGCGGTGTTCTGCTTGATGTTAAAATCCTTGCAGAGAGTAAGGACCCGCTCGCGCTTGTTGGTCTTTGCCTCTTCGACTTTGTCCCGGAGATAGCTCCATTTTTTCACAGAGCCGAGAGACGGGTTTGATTTCACCCACATCTTTTCGTCCTGCCAGATTTCCGCTTCGGAATCCTGTGTAAAAAGCCATATCATCCAATAGGTCCGGTCATCCTCGCGGTTCAGCACTCGCCGCGCCGCGGCAAGCCGATCGTCAAGATAGCCTTCATTCACGGTCCCCTCGGTCGAAATTTCGCCGTAAATGGGTTCGTCCTGACTACTCAAAGCCTGCTGGATCGGAGCCGTGGATTCATTATCCTTCAGCTCCCATGCTTCATCGATGGCGCCGACCATGATGTTCCGACTGTCTTTGGCGCCGGTCTTTGCGGAAATGCGCCGAATATTGCCTTTATTGTGATAAGAGAACTTTCCACCATAGCAGTGCTTTGGATTTCCAAAATAAATTCCCTTAACGTTTTTGCGTGTCCGGCGTTCCAGCGACGGGCTTTCCTCCCGCATAGCCTCTATGCCTTCATACATGGCGGCCGCTTCTTCGTAGGAATTCGAGGAACAAAGAATTTTACAGCCCATCGGGCCGCAGAAGAATTCTGCCAAACAGATAGCTGCAAAGAACGGGCTTTTCCCATTCTTGCGGGCACAGAGCAACAGAAAGTGTTTAAACAGTCGCCGCTTTCTGCCAAGCTCCGGATCGTAGATTTTGAAAGAATAGAAGCACTCGATAAATGCTTTTTGCCAAAGGAGTAAAACAAAAGGCTTCCCGGCATAAGGAGCCTCGTAAAGTTTGCATTTTGTTTCGATGAATCGGATTCGCTTGTGGGCATCGGTCAGGTCAAAAGTAATATCCGGATTGTTCAAATTTTCAATCAGAATATCAAATTCCTGCTTCATCTCATGCCCGACAATGATTTCTCCGCTTTGGCATTGGTCTATGTACTCCAGCAGAAAAGATTCCGGATACTGCTTTTGAAGTTCTTTAGCCGCTTTCATAATCACTCATATCGTCCTCTTCCTCGTCGTTTTGCGTATCCAGCATACGAAATAGCCGACCCATGATGGAAGAGTAGGTATCGCAGTTTGCCCGATATTGCTTCGCGGCTTCCACAGGTCGCTGCTGTGCCGGGTTATCCGGATTAACGCGCACCATACC